GTGACCTAATGGACGACTTGGATGCGGCATACGAAAAACTGTTCAGCAGTGACGCGATGGATCGCATCCTCACTGTGCTCTGGTCCGAGGATATCGGCGCGATCAACATCGAGTTCCAGCCGGGCTTCCTACAGCCGGAAACTTTGGAGGAGCGAAAGCACCGCACCGAGATCCTCGTCAATGCGATGTGGACGATAGAGCGTGCGCTGCTGGTTATGGATGACCAGTTGCTGAGGAGTGGCGATGATGACGTGGTTCATTGATGCTTCCACACCTTCCACACTTGGGGTGTGGAGAGGTGTGATAAGTGTGGAGAATAAGGCCATTTCACTTCCCCACACCACCACCCCCCTATGTATAGGGTGGTGTGGTGTGGTGTGTGTGGCGTGTGAGATTTTAGGTGTGGTTAACATTAGCTGTGAGGGGGAGTAGTACCATGGCAACGAAGGTGAGTGGCAAAGCGAAGAAGGGTTACGCTAAGGCGAGGAAGGATAGAGGCACGTTTGAGACTGGCAATCAGACGAAGCCGATCTCACGTCAGGTCGATGGCCAGTTGTTGCCGCTGGATCGCAAGGCGCGGGAGAAGACGCTCAAGTGGGGAGACACACTTCCGTCTCTGGTGTCGCCCGAGTTAGCTGGCCGCTTTGAGGCGGCGTATGACGCGCTGCGGATCAAGATCGAAGAGGATGACGTCGTGGCTGTGCACAAGATCGCCACGCAGCTCATCCGGGCGTGGGATGTGCTCGAGGCGGAGGCAGAGGCTAACGGGCACCAGCCGGTCGGTCGGCACGCCTACTGCATCGAGATCGCGTCGGGCAACATCGTGTGCATTGCGCTGCACGATGCGGTCGGAATACGGCGTGAGCATCCGGACTGGTTAGTGTATGATATGGTCGACGCAGCAATCGTGCTGGGGAATAACTTCAGTAGCGAGTTCATCGCGAAGACGCTGGAGCAGTTCCCGGACGCAAAGGTCACGCGGTGCATCGGTCCGGCGAACAGCACGTTTGACGTTGAGCTGGGCGACGAGATACCGTTTTGAGAGAGGAAGTTTAGATGGGTGCAATTGGAGACGCTAAGATAGCCGCGCTTGAGGCGGCAGGCGAGGACGAGATCTTCGGCTTGATCGCGGATGGCATGAATGCGTCCGACATCATCAAGCACTACAACGTGGGCTGGAACCTGTTCCACAAGTGGGTCGCGTCGGCTGAGGGTCGTGCGCAGCGGTATGACGAGGCCAAGCGGATGGCTGGGCACTACTACGCGTCGCAGGCGCAGAAGGTCGCCGATCAGACACACCAGCTCGAGGCGAGCGTGAACAGCGCGAAGCTGGCGGTCGACGTGCTCAAGTGGAAGGCGGCGAAGATGTCGCCCGAGTATGACACGAGGCAGCGTGATGTCGCGATCAACATCAGCGTGAATGACTTGCACGCGCAGGCAGCAGCGCTGCTCAACGAGGTTGGCGGTGACATCATCGAGGGCGAGATCATCGAGGAAAAGGATGGCGATTGAGCGCGAAAACGCGCACCGACGCAGCGAAGCAGGCGCGTGCACGCGTGCCGCAGCGCGGCGACGAGGTCAAGAGAATGCGCGCTGCAACGCGGCGAGATGGGCAGAATTTAACATAATACTTATTATGCGTTCAATCTCTGCCGCGAAATGCCTTGTTTTTCAACGCCCTCCCCTGCCCTTCTCTGCCGAGTTTTTCACTTTTACCCCCCCCTTCTTCGCCGCGACCGGGTGCAAATGCTTATGACCTAATCACGCACCCGCGCCGAAAAAATTTCACACCACCACGAATAGGAGTGTTAACAAATGAATGCCACCACGCCAATCGACAACCCCTTCGTCAAACTTATGCGGCGCTACCGCGACGACCCGGTCCGCTTCGCCCAAGAGGTGATCGGCATCGAGCCGGACGAGTGGCAAGTTGAGCTGTTAGACGCCGTCGCCGCCCCCAAGATCCGCCGCATATCCGTTCGGTCTGGCCACGGTGTCGGCAAGTCGACGGGCGTCGCAATGGCGGCCATCTGGCACGTCCTGATGCGCTACCCGAGCAAGACGGTGGTCACGGCCCCCACTTCCGCGCAGCTCTTTGACGCGTGTTTCGCTGAGATGAAATCCGTGGCCAAGCGGCTCAAGCCCCCGTTTGACAATTTGCTGGAGGTTAAGTCAGACCGCATCGAGCTGAAGAGCGCCCCGGAGAGCACGTTTATCTCGTGCCGGACGTCACGCGCTGAGCAGCCCGAGGCTCTCGCCGGTGTGCACAGCGAGAACGTGCTGCTGCTGGCGGACGAGGCCAGCGGTGTCCCGGAGGCCGTATTTGAGGCTGCCTCTGGCTCGATGTCCGGCCACAGCGCCACCACGGTGCTCACCGGCAACCCGACGCGTAACACTGGCTTCTTTTACGAGACGCACACGCGGCTGCGGGAGGACTGGTACACGATGCACGTCTCGTGCGTCGATAGCCCGCGCGTGTCCGAGGATTTCGTGGACGACATGAAGAAGCGCTACGGCGAAGACAGCCCCGCGTTCCATGTGCGCGTGCTTGGCAATTTCCCGCCGTCCGAAGAGGACACGGTGATCCCGGTGGCGCTGATCGAGCACGCGTTTAATAACGAGGTGAAGGTGCACGAGGACACGATTGCGGTGTGGGGCTTGGACGTGGCGCGGCAGGGTGGTGACAGCAGCGTGCTGTGTAAGCGGCAGGGTCCGGTGATCCACCCGCTCACGGTGTGGCGCAACTTGGACCTGATGCAGCTCTCTGGCGCAGTTAAGGCGGAATATGATGCCATTCCCCCGTCACGTCGCCCCAGCGAGATCATAATCGACAGCAACGGCTTTGGCGCCGGCGTGTTGGACAGATTGCGGGAGCTGGGGCTGCCGGCGCGTGGCTTGAACGTGTCGGAGCGCGCGGTGGCGAAGCAGACGTATTTGAACCTGCGCGCTGAGCTGTGGTTTAAGTGCAAGTCGTGGCTCGAGGGCATGGATGTGTCTCTGCCACGCGATGACGCGCTGTATGCGGAGCTGGCGGGTCCGCGTTATATGTTCACGTCGTCGGGCAAGATACAGGTGGAGAGCAAGGAGAGCATGAAAAAGCGCGGCATCCGTTCCCCGGACCGCGCTGATGCTCTGTGCTTGGCTCTGGCCAATGACCACACGACGATGGCGTTTGGCACTGCCTCAGCGGGGTCGTGGGCGAAGCCGCTGAGGCGTAATATTCGCGGGGTGGTTTAGGCGTTCTCGACCTGATCGACGAGTAGCTGGCCATTCTCGACCCACTGCTCGAGCGTGAGGTCGTTGAGTTTTCGGTGGTCGACGTGAAGTTCGCCCACCGATTCCGGCATGATGCTAGTTAGTGGGTCGTGGTGCAGATATACAAACTTCCAGCCGATTTTGTGGCCGCTATTTTCAAAGCGGTGCACCACGCGCTTCATTATTAGGTTTGGGTGCCCGATTGCGTCGAGTATGAGATCGCGCGTGAGGCGCTTTGGTTTCATCGCCCGCTTGATCGGCACCGCCATTCTAGGCGGTGACTGCGGGTATTCTGCGCCCACAGCCCGCTCGCGCTCGATGTAGCGCCTGACGTTAATCTTGGCGATCTCGCACTCGCCGTAGGTTATCTGGTATGATAACCTCCTAGCAAGCTCAAGCGCCTCTTTAGACTTCTCCTCGGTGTCGGCGGTGATTGCGAGGTATAGGCCCAGCTCGACGGCTTCCTGCGTGGTTTTTGGTGTATCGTGCATTTTATTCTCCTTTTACACTCGGATTTTTTTCAAGTTGAGCGGGGAGCCGCAGCTCCCCGTGTTGCGTTAGATGATGGCGCACGGCTCGTGCAGCTCGCCATCGTGCATTACGCGGCGGATCGCGGCAGAGGTGATGCCCATTTTGTTGATCCATGCCTTGGCAATCCCTTCAGCGTGACCCAAATCGTCGACGTCAAACTCAAGAAATCGGTCAGCAACATTCATGTCACTGGTAATTTCAAGGTGGACAACAAACGCTGGCTTGCGCTCGACCATGCGACCTTGAGCGGCCTCGGATGAAAGCAGGAAAGAAAGAGAATGTGCCATAGGAACCTCCATATCGGCGTGCGTTGGCGGGATTGCCTCGGCTATACTGTTAACCTAATGTTAACATCTACCCATTACAAGCCCTAAAATGCAAAAAACTGGCCTCCCCCACAAATTTTTGTTATCATGCCCTTGTTAGCGGCTACCTCCCACCCGGCCGCTGAGCTTTTGGCTCCCCCGCGCGTCCATCCTCCCATGCGGCGCGCGGGGTTACGTTAAAAGTGGTTTGCGTGTATTATGTGGGGAAGGCTGACGAGAGGACGGGGTCACATGGATTTCAAAACAAGTTGGGGAATGCTGACAGGCAAGATCCCGAAGAGTGAAGAATACCATCAAATGACCGCCGCGTCACAGGCGCAGCAAGTGGCATCGCAGCACGACGACCCCGGCGGAAACATCTACAACGCCATGTACCAGAATGCGTACAACAACTCTCTGGCGAACAACATGCCCAACACGGCCGCACAGAACAACGGATCTGGCGACCGTCCGCGCAGCTCGTTCCGCAATCCACAGGCCGGCGGCCTACTCAGCTTCTTTGGCGGAGGTAGCCGCCTCGGCGACCAGCCCATGACGTCGCAGCGCTTTCTGGAGAACACTTTCATCCCCGGCCTCGGGATACTCCGGGGATTTCAGCGCGCAACTGGCAACCAGCCATACACGATGAACACCGAGAGCGGCGTCGGCCCCGGCACCTACCAACCCAAGGCGCCCGCGCCAAAGCAGCAGCCACAGCAGCCGCAGTATGGCGCTCAAGCTCCAACCGTCCAGACGTCACCGCTCCTCGGCTACGGCTTTGAGGAAGACAAATTTGGCTTCGACCCAAGGGCGCCGCGAGCCACTCTGGATGATTTAGACATCGACCTAAACCCCGGATACTCGCAGATGGCTGACGGTCAATACGTCCCGTCGTACAACCCGTTTGAGGCGTCAACGGCGGCACAGGCCCAACTCGCGCCGGCCGCCGCAGACTTGGAGTTAAGCCAGTGGCTACAAACTGAGCAGGGCAGCAGATACAATAACCCTGACTTGCCGGAGGATTTTGTCCGCCGCATGTTCGAGACATCGAAGCGACTAAACGCAGGGAAATTTTAATGCCAGACCTAAACTTCCAATCCCTCCTCGACGCCATCCAGCGCCAAGAGAGCAGCGTAAACCGCGACGACCCAAGCGAGACCACAAAGCCGCTGCCACTGGTCAACCCGAAAAGCGGCGCACGCGGCCAGATGCAAGTGGTGCCCGGCGCTGCAATGAAGCCGGGCTATGCGGCACAGGGCGCGAGGGATGTGTTTGATATTGCTGAAGAAATGTTCGGCCAGAAGTTTGAGCGCAACGAGCAGACCGCGAAGGATCTCCTCGACATACCCGAGGTCAACCGCGCCTACGCCGAGACATACATGCGAGCCATGATCGAGCGCTTTGGTGGCGACATTGACAAGGCGGTGGGCGCATACAACGCCGGACCCGTTCGCATGCTCAACGCCGACGGCAAGTATTACAACTTGCCGCCGGAGACGCAAAACTACATTGGCAATGTGCGCCAGTATTACAATCAAGCGACCGGCGACAACTACGGCATCACAGTGTCACCGACGCCACGCATGCGCCCCGGCAGCGTAAGGCCGAAGGCGCGCCCCGGAGGGCTACTCAGCTAATGGATCTTCGCTACTACGTCCCACCTGAATTACGCGGCGCCTACGACATGGCGAGCACCGCCGGGAGCGGCATCAGCAGCTTGCTGAAATCTTTCCAGAGCGACCCAGTCGGCACGAATAAGGCGATAGGGCGCGGCATGATCGAGGGCGCAGTTGGCGTCGCCACCGACCCAGTGGGCACGGTTAAAGACTTCGCCGGGACAGTTGGTCGAGGTTTTACATATACCGCCGCCGACAAGTTGTCAGATATGTTTGGCATTGAGCCGCGTGACGCGTCACCTGACCAGCTCCGGGCCGCCAATAAGGCTCTGGCGGAAGATCGCTTGGCAGCTCTGGCGGTGGTTCCGGGGGTCGGTCCAGGCGCTAAGGGGATCGGAAGAGCGTCGGGTAGGGAAG